ACCTCGTAAAGTTATCCCCAGTTTTTCCACAGCCTGTGGATAAGTTTTGTTATTGGATTTGGAGGGGCGGACTACCCCTCCGGCAGAGTCAGGGCGACCCCTTCCCTAAGTTACCCGCCAGTAAGTTACCCGTTAGTAAGTTACTCGTTTCACCTCTTCAGTAACTTAGCCTATCGAACACCTGTTCGAATAGCGCCCTAAAATTGTCGACATATCGACACCAAAATCTATGACCAAAAAGACCGAAATAACGCTTGACACTATGGCCTATAGGCGGTAATCTTCTCCTATAACTAAATAATCTACTAACTGAAAGGGTAAAGAAATGACACGTAAAGATTATGAACTCATCGCAGGGGCTATCCGCGAGGCACGCGCAAAAGTTGCGCTTGAATCAGGAAACCGCGAAGAGATTATGTCGGGCGCTAATTGTGCTCTCTATGAATTGTCGGTGATTCTCTCCGGTAAGTTTTTCGAGAATAACCCCCGTTTCAATGATAATATTTGGATGACCGCGACAGAATCTCTCCACAACTAGGCCGAAACACCCCGCAAGGGGTGTCTACCCGTAGGGCGGGTACTGACGAGGCCGTTAGATAGAGAAAGGGTACAAATATGAAATGGGCAGGGGCAGACACTAACGCAGTCTATCAACGCACTGGAGAGGGCGAAAGTAAGGCTTTTCGCTATCTCTATATCTGGGAAGAGCGCGGGTAAGTGGAGAGCGGGGCGCTACACGCTAGGGCGGGAGATTGATTTCCTTGCCGAATCTTTCACTACCGCGAAGAAGGCGCGGGCGTATTGCGAACTCTACGACAAGGAGAAGGCAGAAACGATAATCGAAGGCGTTACGGCCTAGCGGTTGCCTATCCTTGCCCCGCGAGAGCGGGGCAGGGGTAGGGGGCAACTAGACCCCACTAATGAAAGGGTAAAGAAATGGACGTAGTAAAAAAGTATGAAGTAAAAGTAGTTGCCGAATATATCGCCTATATTGAACTAGAAGACGGCGAGGAACTCTCCTCAGAAGAGATTGAGGAGATGGCCTGGAAAGAGTTTTACGATAACTCCAGCAAGGCGAGCATTGAAGAGGTTACGATTGAAGATGAGCAAACCGATTGCGCTGAATGTGGCGAGGAGGACATCGAAGAGGACAGCCACGAATGCGAAGAGGAGGAGGACAATTCGGACAATTCCGAAGAATAAGAATAAGAGGATATATCGCGCAAGGCGTTGCCTATCTCTGAGGGGCGTAGTACCCTCAGAGGTGGAGAGCGAAAGGCGCTCTAAGAAAGGGTAAGAAATGAAGAAATACACAGTACACGGGGCGTACGAGAATCCCAAGCGGGCAAGGAGTTACGCGAGATTTTCCTCGCGTTTGGATTACGATACGCGAGAAGAGGCGGAGAAGTTGCTCGAAGAATGGAAGAGTGAGAGGGATTATCCCTATCTGTGGATTGAGGAGGTGGGAGCGTGAAGGTATCAGAGTTAGCGCAACGAATCGGACAAGTCGGATATTTACGAACTGAGGCGTTTCGGGTACCGGTGAGGATACTAGAGGGGAAGATGTCCTACGGGGAGCCTCGCTACCTCGTAACCCCGGAAGGGGGCGAGGGTGAGGCTTGGGTCAATGCGACACGGCTAAAGTTTCCTAGCGCGTAGTGCTTGACTATCGGGGAGGGGCGAGAGTACCCTCCTCGGTAGCCGGATACTAGGCGAACGTCCTAGAACGGGAAAGGGTAAGAAATGAAGTGGATAGTTCGTGGGTATTACTCAGAAAATAGTAATATCTATTATGAAGTGGAAGCAGAAACTGAGGAGCAAGCGTTAGAGATAGGGGAACAAAAGGCTCTCTCTGAGTTTCCCCGTGATGTAATAAAATGGGCTGAGTACGTAGCCGAGCCATATACAGAACAAAACTCTTGGGGTAAAAAATGACACTTACGAAGAAAGAGAAAGAGCAGGAGAAACAGTACGCGAAGGAGAGACTACTCTCCTACTATCTGAAGGAGGGGCAGACTGTCTACGTGTTACAACATAGCGTATCTTCCTCCGGTATGTCGCGTAGCCTCAACCTCTTCACCGTCAATAATGGCAAGATAGAGGAGATTACCTACTACACGGCGCACGCTCTAGGTTGGCGCCTAGTGGAGAAAGACGGCCACCGCTCGCTACGGGTGGAGGGTACGGGTATGGATATGGGCTTTCACACCGTCGAGAGCCTATCGTTTGCTCTCTTTGGACTAGAGGGGCGTAATGCTCTCCGATATGAGAGGCTCTGATATGGACTGGGTACTAGGACTATGGGCGGTAGTTACTACGCTCTCGATACTGGGGGCGCTATCGCTGGCAGATATGGCGGGAGAGTTTCACAAAAGAGGACTAGAACGAGTACGAAAGGGTAAGAAATGAAAGATATAACAGTAATCAAGCAAGAGTTAGAGGCAATTCGTGAGGATATTTCCTCTATTACTGATGGGACAGATGACGTTCTCGCCGGTTGGGTTGAGGCGTTGGAGTGGGTCTTATCTAACGAGGAGGTGAGCGCGTAATGAACGAGTTAAGTAAATCCTATTTTAAGTTAGAAGTAATCGAGAACTACGACCCTGAAAGCGTAAGCGGGCGAGCGTGGGTTATAGACCTACTCACCAATGAGGGCGAGGTTATCCTGGAGCAGGCAGGAGTGGCGCCTACCTTAATGAAAGCGATGGAGGAGGCGGGCAGGGAGATTACTTTATTCCTTGCTAGTCAATGGCTGGACACCGCACTACTGGGAGAGGTGAGCGCGTAATGGAGAAGGTCATACGAGAAGAACTCAGCAAGTTGCGCGACGAGATGAATCGCGCTGAGCAGGATGGAAATAGCAGTCTTTCCCTCCTCGTGGGATGGGAAGAGGCTCTGAAGTGGGTACTTCGTCAGATGAAGAAGGAAGAGGTGGACGCGTAATGAACGAGTGTTATATCTGTGAAGAGCCTGCCTCCTTTATCAAAGAGGGAGAGGGTTGGTTTATGTGTCGTCAATGTATCCACGATGGAAAGGACTTAGCGTAATGAGTAAGTGTATGAAATGCGGGTGCGCTGTGGACTACACCTCTAGCGCTGATGGCGAGCGCTGGAATTGCCAGCGTTGCGGACAACCAACCTTAGAAAGGGTGGAGTAATGAGTGAACACGTCTTAGTAATGTCGCTAAAGGGCGATGAGTTCGGCTGGCTGGTAGATTTCTACGACCTGGCAGACCCCGACCCTAACCGGCTACCAGTAGCGGAAGGGTACGCCCGCGATTGGCGTAAGGCAGTTGAGAAGGCGATAAAGAAAATTGACCTACCAGAAAAGGAAGGGGGAGAGGGTGAAGTGTAACCAATGCGGGAAGGAGATACCTTCTGACTACTGGCGCAACGGGAAAAACCCCGCGCCTCTCTGTTCCTATCTGTGTCTACTTATCCAGGGGGAAGTGGACGAGATGGAGGAATACTATCGGGCGCTAGGTTCTACCGCGCCCGATGAGGAAATCGAGTACGCCAAACAACTAGGCAAAGAAAAGTACAAACGAGAGAATGAGAGGGCGAGGATATGAGCGACCCAACGGCAACGTATCTGTATGAACGCAGTATGTTACATAAGCGCAACGCGGAGAAACTCCTGGCTTCCCCTGCCCTCAACGGGCAGGAGGTAGTGAACGAACTAATGTCTATGGTTCACTATCTGGAGTTAGGTATGGCCAAGCAACGGCAGGAGAGCGAGACTCCCTGCCCTGGGTGTGGTTTCTACGAGTGGGATTCTGACAGCGCCCCACTAGAAGATTGTCTGAAATGTGGAAGGGAGAGAAATGACTTTCTCCACACAGTATGAGATAGTAACGCCAAACAAGTCTAAAGTCTTTACCAATGTGGAAGAGAGCGCGATAAAAAGATTCCTCGCTGTGCCTGGTTCCAGGCTCTTCATTCGTGGGTGGTACGAGAATGATGAGAAGTCCCCACCAACGGAGCGATTAGATATTACAGAGATTATCCGAAAGGCGATAGCACAAGGAAGGGGGAGAGGATGAGAGAGGTAGTTATCTGTGCGCTGGTTGCGATAGCAATAGCGTGGTTAATAATGGTGATAGAGGAGAAGATTAATAGGTGAACCATAAGCGTAGGCTAGTGCTGGCTACCTTGCTGGTGCCGGTACTAGCCTTAATCATTCTTCCCCACGCGCAAGAGTGGGAGAGGGCGAAGTTCGTCCCTCCTCAAGAGATACCTGTAATACAAGCAAAGCACGACACAATAAAGGAGAAGAGGGCTAATGCGAAGATGGCTAAGGCGTACGCTCAGGCTGGCTTTGGATGGCAAGGGAGCGAGTGGAAATGTTTGCGAACTCTTTGGACCAGTGAGAGTAGGTTTGATAGTAAGGCGAACAACCCTCGTAGTAGTGCCTTTGGTATTGCACAACTACTCAAAGAGACAAGCACCGACCCCGCTATCCAAATCCTCAAAGGATTGCGATACATCAAACATCGTTATTCAAGTCCCTGCCGAGCGTTGGCAAAGTGGAAGAGGGAGAAGGCGAGAGGTAATCCGTGGTACTAATAGATAATAAATTGTTTGGTTTGTGGATAAGTTTCGGTATGAAGAAGGGATGGATAAGCCATCCAGTCTGTGCTACTCACGAAGGAACGTATGAGTTCGAGAGTGAGGAGAGTCAAGCAGAATGGGATGAGGGCGGAGACCCTTGCGTGAGTGTCCTAGTTCTGTTACAATAAACGTGTAGCGTCGAGCGTATTCTTACCCTTTCCGCTCCGCTACATCTAAGCCCCGTCTACCCTTTCGGACGGGGCTTTCTAATTGTCAAAACACCGATGCTTGACAAACAAAAAGTGTTGTGCTATAATGGTTTTATTGAGTGTAAAGGGTACGCTCAATGAAAGGGGTAAAAATGAAAATAAAATTGACACGCGAAAACCCAGGCTCTTATTCATACGGAGATGATTACCACATCTACCGATGGATTGGAGATAACTGTAATCCAGGTATGTGTAACTGGAGTATCTCTAGAAGAGAAGGATTGGGGTGGGAACACGTCAAAGACTTTCATTCGTTGAAAGAGGCGCGTGCTCACCTGGCCAAAATAATACTCGGATAAAACTATCCGTCAGTCGAGTAGAAACCTGTCCCCTTGAACTGTATCGAGGGGGCAGACCACACGCGGGTCATCTGTACACCGCAGAAATTACACGAAGGGTTCGGTCTATCTTCATCCACGCCACGCTCTACCTCTAGGTAGTTAGCGCAGAACTCACACTTATAGGGATACAGGGGCATAGAGTACCTTGCCTAACGAGGTCGGCAAGAAGCCGACTACTTTACTCACCCAGTTATTGTTTGAGAAATCTGTGGTAACTGGCATCTGTTTGGATTCCCATCGTGGCTCGAACTCATACTGTAAATGAAAACCCCAGATACCTTCTGGTGTTGAGTTGATGTACCACGCATCGAGGTCTTGACTGTGAGCGTGGAGGACCAAGTTATCCCATTTACTTTTTTCAATAAGCAAATCCGGATAGTGCGTTCGACGACATTTGAGTTCGGCATAGACTCCTGCTTTCTGTGACACACAATCAAAGGTGTCGTAGGTGTTACCGGATTTAATGAGGTCGTTGTAGTGGTAGGTCTTGAGATATTCAAATAACTGTGCCTCCTGTAGTGTGCCTAGTTCCACGGGCTATCCCCTCCGACAAAGCGCTGGAGCGCTTTTAATGCGCTCTCACAACGTCTGTCGGCAGTAGAGACTGAGCAACCATACTCATCTGCTATCTTCTGTAGCGTCATCTCATAGTAGTAGCGTGCCTTGATGTACTTCGTATGTTCAGTCTCATTATCAATATCGTACTTCTCTAGTAACTGATAGCCACGCTTGATGTCTATGAGCATAGCCAAGAGGTTGCGTCCCTCTGCTGGTGCGCTAGTGCGACGAGGCATACCATCATCAACCAACTGCTGTGCCTGCTCCAGTAATACATCATCAAAGATATTGGTGAGGATGTGCGGCAACATCTGTGAGATGGTGCTTATCTCGTAGAAGTATTCATCTCCTACTAGGTATCCGGATTTAATAGACTTCTCCCGGCGAGCATATCGCTCGCACGTTCTGAGTATCTGCCAGCCTATCCGTTTGAGTTTATACTTACGCAACTCATCATCTGGCTCATCGAAAGCATCGGTAATTACATCAGCCCTGGCTACACACCAGAGTAAACCCTCTTGTACTAAGTCTTCCCTCTCCACCCAACGGCTATAGTTTCTATGAACTACCGCCACTCTCTCTTTCACCAACTCGCCGACGCCATCTGGAAGATTATTAGTCACAATCTATAATCGACTCCTTGATGGTAGGAGATAGGCTCAATACTCTGATAGCAAGAAAGTCCAGGTAATTACTGGCATCTGCCAACTCTTCAACCAACTCCCGGATGGTGTCATCTAAAGAGTATTGCTCAAACCTCTGGCCAGTTGCGTGTGCGTACTGTGTCGCACCCACACCACGCACACGGCTGGCTCGGAGGGAGGCAAAAGATTCTATAAAGGATACTAAGTCCTCAGTGCTTACGCCCTTGCGGTAAGCCATAACAGCCGGGTGGTCTGCTAGTGGCGTACGGGTGGTATCTCTATCCATAGTCTCCCACGCTCCATATCTATCTCCACTACACGAAACCCTAACCCATTCAAGGTATAAATCACGCTGTCCATCGTTTCTCTTTCCATTAGAGGGCCAATCGTTCACGTAGTTTCTCCGGTCCCTCCGCTAGGTAACAGTCCGTTATGTCCATACCAGATGGTAATTGTACTATTTGTGCGTTAGGTACCTCCTGTGCGACACGCCGAGCGAAGTCTTGTCCAGGATTGGAGCCATCTGTCTTGTCGTCATTGTCCCCGACAATCAACACACGCTCTCTGCCTTGCACTAAACGAGGGAAGTGTTCTTTCCAACTGGCTACACCAGGGCAACCTACCGCAGGTATCTGTAACATCTGAGAGATGATGAGAGTATCGAACTCCCCCTCACAAATGACCAGAACATCTGACTCAACATCTAAATCTCTTACGTTATACAGGTGCGACTTCTGCCCTACAGGGGAACCGTACTTTGGATTGCCTTCGTGCAATCTCCGGAACTTCCAGCCCACCACTCCGCCTGATAGGACAATATACGGAATAGAAATCCATCCAGCGTAGGATTCGTGTGGCCCATACTCAGTGGTAATGACGCCTATCTGTGCGTGCTCGACCGCTTCTTTAGATAGTCCACGTCCTACGAGATACGCTATTGCTTCGGGATTTTCCTGCAGCGCCGCGTGGTAACGTGAGGCCAGCCCTTTCAATAATTCCTGTTGCGATTTTGTAGGCATCACGCTTATCTACTCCCTCTTTAATCATCACGATATTGATAGCATTGCCACCCTGAGCGCAGGTATGGCAATAAAAAACCTGATTGATAGTATCTATCACAGCGCTTCGTCTCTTGTCCGGATGAAGGAAGCAACGCACGCTCACGTTCCTGCCTTCTCGTATCTCTCCGCCGTAATGGCTAACGATAGGGATTATCTGTAGCGACCCGGCATCGGACTTACCCTTACCTCTGGCCCTACGAAATCCCTCGCTCATCACGCCTCTTCTTCTATTGGTTCCACTTCAATCTCTATTCCAGATACGTACATATCATAAGACTTATGGTCTCCTACCTTGAGGGCACCTAGGAACTTTTGCTCTGCTTCTTCCGGTGAGTTAGCCCACACTATCGCTTTGTACGCCACTCTCTCCTTGCCCACTACTTGGTACCTGCTTATCATCTTTCTTCGCCTCCTGCTCTGGCACTAACCCGCTCATCGTTTCTGTTGTTGTTATCTCACCTTGTGGTACTGGCATATCAGTTCCTCTCTCTTAACCAAGATTCTAAATCTTGAATGACCCACGACTTATCTATCCCGTGGTTACGTCTCTTTACTACAACAAAGGCAGGGGGAACTTCCCCCAGTCCTCTTGCCTTCGCATAGTTCTTCGCCTCCGTTATGGCTTCATCCCAGAACGCAGGCAAATCTATTTTCTTCCGGTTCTTTAATTCCAGAATGTAGGTCTGACCTGCAACAATGCAGTACAAATCTCCTTCATCTTTAGCCCCGGCTTTGGTCAGACGCTCAGCAATAACACCTTTATCGCGTAACCATTTCATTACGCCAGTCTCGAAGAGACTACCTTTACGTCCGTTCTTGTTAGTCATTTCTCAGATGCTCCAATGGCATACGCCATCCGTTGATGGACTCGTCACGGTGGGCAAGTTCTAGTATTTCCTCCGGCTCAAAGTATCCATACACTTCGACCTGGGAGTAATACTCATCATCAAGTATCTTGGTACCATAGATTCTTCTCTTCAAGTCTTTGTTCCAGAAGGGGATAGCAGTAGCAGTACGAACAGTCCGCACTTCATAGTTACCCACATCAGGAATCTCTTTACGTAGTGGATGTAGTTCGTTGGGGTACCACGGTACATTCCACGATAGAGAGTAAGCCCTTGCTACTGCCCACTCCGATACGTTGGCTCGAATGTTAGCCAGGAGTTCGTGCTCCAATCTACCCTCTGCCTTTCCTTTGGCATAGTTAGGTCGGTCAACAGACTGAAACTTTGTCAACCATCTTTCGGTAGCCAACATCGTGCAGACCCGCACTTCCTCCTGACTAAGTTCGACAATCATTAGTCCTCTTTGTTGATTCGGTCGAGGATATTCTCAATAGAACCGTAGTCCTTCTTGAGTTGCCAATAACTAAAAGAATTGACCGCCCACTTGATTCCTTCATAGACTGCTAGGACAGCAATGCCTGTCCAAAAGATTTCCCAATTCATTATACGACTCCCGCTATGGCGCTGTTTCTGTACGCCCTGCCTTGTGCGTCAGCGTCTCCTATTTGGCAGGTAGAATAATTAACAAACAGTTCTGAGTACATCGTGCCATCGGCAGAGTGTGGTCCAAACCTGTTCTTTACTGCAGCAACCTTCAAGATAGATTCAGTAGAATTAAATCCCAACGTGAGTATCATTGAAGGTAACTGACTTATCTTGCCGTGGATAGCCCGGCGGGGTGGAGGTGCATCCGCCTTCCCGAACTCGCTTTGCTCCGACGTATGGTGAAGCACAAGTACGCACGCCTCAGTGGTACGAGCAAGGTGGTGAAACTCAGTCATAATCGCACGTAGACCAGACCATTCATTCTCTTGCTCAGCAACGACATTCGATAGGTTATCCACAACAATCAGTTCTGGAGGATAGCCAAAGAGTTCGATGTAAGCCTTTACCTCTAACTCAATATCATCCAGTGTAGGTGATGGGTCAAAGACCCAACGGATATGATTCATTTGCAATAACTGGTAGCGATAGAACTCCGGAGTTAACTCTAGATTCTCTTCCACCATTATCTGTGTGTGCTGTGTCTTGTGCGCTGCAGAGCGCAGAGCCACAGTCGTCGCGTCAGTATCAGCAGAGAAGAACAACGTAGGTACGTTGGCCTTTGCTGCGTAGACCAGAGCAAACATTGACTTACCAGCATTTGGTTGCGCTGCAACCATACAGACTTGTCCTCTACGAAACTTCATCTGATTACCAGCGAGCGCTTTCCAGACATCAGGTAAGGGAACGGCCTTAGCCTGAGTGCCTTGCCACGCTCTTTGTAAATCAATCAAGGTTGTACTCCGGAAGTCTTAGTGTAATCTTTGCGTGCTTGCGTAGTTCTCTACGTTGCCGCTCAGTAGTACCTGCCCAGATACCAAATCCTTCGTGGTGCATTGCCCACTCCAGACATTCAGACCTATGAACACAGCCACCGCAGATGTTGCGTATAGTTCTTAACGCATAGTCTGAGTACTGAAAAGCCTCATATAGGTCAGGATAAAAAATCTCTGTGTCGAGACCTCTACACGCGGGGTCCTCGAACTGTGATGGCTCTCGCACCTTTATACGTTCTTAACACCAACAGCCTTACACTTTCTCCCTGTATAGTCTTTGGGTGCAGCGCAAAGGAATCCACCTTTGCGTGTGCCTGGATTATCTCGGTCATCCCACTCACGCCAATTCATATTTCCGTGAGCACACACTGGTGCTACTCCAGTAGCAGTAGGTGTTGCTGGCTTGATAGGAGTGACAGTTGCTGTTGCTTCGGTTGGAACCGGAACGCTTGGACGATTGACTTGCGCTACTCCACGGAGCATCTGTGATGTTTGTGCGACAATCGGGATGATGTTCTGCAAGCCTTGCAGTTGTGCTGCTGCATCCGCCTCATCGATAGCGTATATGTTAATCATATCGCCATCCTTCTCCCACTTAAAGTTAATCTGAATCTTGGTCGATTCATTCGCTGCCATCTATATTTCCTCCGCTTTCGTTGATTGATTTAACTTCTAACCGCATTGATTCTTTTCCTACTTTGTATGGAATAAACCCTAGTAGTTTTTCCACCTCATCGGAATCCACTGTACGTCTTCCAGCAACTGGTGTCCAGGTTATCTGGATACCTTTCTCTGTGACTCCGGTGTATCCTTCAAGGTGGGACTTTAACGATTCTTTTTCCTTTGTCAAGATTTTAATTTCATTGTCGACTTGTAGATATTTCTCCGAGTGTTCGGCTACGGTAAGTTCCTTAATCAAGACCGTAGGTGCGTTCTCTTTTTTTAGACCAACGCATCCGACCTCGCCGGTGGCATCGTAATACTTGCAGAAGTTACTGCAGTACGATACGGCGTCTTTCTCTGGAGCCGGTGGCTCCGTCAATACTTTGATGTCTGCAAGCCACTGGAGCGCCTCTAAGGCGATAGCCTCGTCGTATGGCTCCTTGTGCATAATCACATCTCGTTCGTCCCCATCGCGGCTGATAGCCACCAATGCGACGTGTTCTACCGGTAGTCCCCGGCCGTGTGTCATTAGGTACCCGTAGACCTGTACCTGCCAGATTTGCTGCCTGCTAGGAAAGTATGACAGAGTTCTGGCCTTGACCGTCTTCCAGTCCACAATAGTCTTGATGCTTGGGATGTAGCAGTCTACGTGGGCTTTCATCCCATTGTAGGCAACCTCTCTCTCCAGCATAAACTTCTCACCTTCCGGGTCAGCCAGTGTCAGAGCCCGTTCTATCTCTGTGTGGATGGCAGTACCCATAATGGCGCTAAGTTTCAGGTCGTCGTGGTTAGTGACCGGCTGTGAATTGAGCCGGTAGTACACTTTCCGGGCGCACGAACCCAGTTCCGATGGTCCTATCTCTGGCTGTAGAGAGCGGGCTTTGCCCGCGTCCTTGTTCCGGAGAGCGGTGATTAACTCCTCGATAATGTTCATTTGTTCCTCCAGGAGTAAGGGTACATCCAGAGGGTGACATAGGCAATTATGTGACACGCTCCGGCGTGTCGCATCCAGTTCTGTGTATAATACGAGCGTAGCGAGTAAAGGGTAGCGGGGAGCCACTGGAGGTGGCTCACCTATAGGGGAGGGTATCCGTGGGTTTAAGCACACTTGCGAACATTTTGTGGCGAGTATACGGTGAAGAACTACCTGACCCGCCAATGGTAATGGCGAACTTTATTATCAATTATCTAGGACAAGAAGGATATGAAGTCGTAGAAATAAAAAAAGAGGGCGCCCCCATTACAGGGACGCCCTCAGTTGCCTCGCAGGAACCTACTTCTTCTTAGCAACCTTCTTACGTGTCTTGACTGAAGAACCTAGACCGAACTCTTTTGCGCTTCTGTCTAGTGCCTTCATAGCAGGAGCCGCTACTGCGGCGAGTGCTGCG